AAGTTCTTGGTGTCTATCAAGAGAGTAAGAGAGATTAAGCAAGCCCGCGAAGGGAAGTAACAAATAAGCCCCATTAACTGAAGTTGGTGGGGCACTACAGGAGAATATAAATGAAAACTTTCGAATTTACACAAGGGTCGCAAGAGTGGCTACAGTGGAGAAAGAGTGGTGTTGGAGCATCAGAAGTGTCGGCGATTGTTGGGATCGACCCGTGGAAGACCGCAATCAACATTTACGACGACAAGGCTGGATTTGGAGATCCGACATTCGTAAATGACTTCATGAAGAGAGGAAACACGTACGAAGAAGAAGCAAGAAGAGAGGTAGAACAAATGCTCGGTCTCTCTTTTCCACCATTATGTGTAGGGCACAGTGAGATGGATTTTGCAATCGCTTCACTTGACGGTTATAGCAAAGAAAGGAACTTAATACTAGAGGTAAAGACTCCTGGAAGAAAAGTTCTAGATATGGCGATGCAGAAGCTGATACCAGATCACTACAAACTGCAAATGCAATGGCAGATGTTTTGCTCTGGCGCGGAGGGCGCATACTACTTTGCATACAACCCCGATACAGCTGAGAAATATCTTATCGAGTATCCAAGGGATGAGAAGTTAATTGCGCGGCTTAGAACGGCTGTAACGAAGTTCTGGGGGGATTACAAGAAAGGTATCCGACCATCACCTCAGAAGAAGGACTTCATTCAGATAAGAGATCCGTTGTTTGAAGCTGTTGCCTCTAAGTACAGAAAAGAGCACCAGACAAAGAAAGATGCAGAAGAGAAGTTGAAGGCCTTAAAAGATGAAATCGTACAATATGGCGATGATGGAAACTTTGAGGGTTTTGGCATCAAAGCGGTGAGAGTGCAACCAAAAACATCTTACGATATGGATAAGATGAAGGCCGATGGAATTGATCTGTCAAAGTATCAAAAGCGTAACGATGGAATTGGTTACTACACCATCAGAGTAGACAATAAATAATAACTGAGTAATTTAGATGGGTGTTTTAAAACACCCATTATTTAATCATACATAATAAAAACCGGTAGCTCTTATTGCAGAAGTGTTTGTGAATTGAGTGTTGGAAAGTGTGGTTCCTCCGGCATTATTGGGGGAAAAAAGCCTAACTGTATCTGCACTAGTTATAAGTCTTCCTAGTAGGAAAGTGTTAGGGACTGATCCATTGCTGATGGAAGAGATTTGATCTCATATTAGGTAAGCCAACGTTAATAGTTTATTATTAAAAATAAAAAACTATAAAAAACTATAAAAAAATTTAATTAATTAAGAAAGTAAATTACCACTAAAATAAGTAGATGAACCCCCTAACAAATCCTCGGTATCTCCCCCTCCTCCACTATCCTGAACAGTGAGGGTAGCTGTATCAGAAGCATCCATATCACAAATGATAGATAATCCCAATTGAACTGCATTTCCAGAGTTTTTAACGGCCACCGGACTTAATACATTGGTACGAAAAGTATTATTGGATGTTACAAGTCGAAAATTTAAACCAGTTCCGATACATCCTCCTAAAAAAATACCGGCATTTAAAATATAACGACCTGTAATAGGAGCGGTAAAAGTTCCATTTGTATTAAAGTCGGAGTTTTGATCAAAAATTTCAGTAAAAGCCACATTAGTTCCTATAGTATAAGTAGTTCCATTACCAGTTACATTATTATCATTTCCACTTAGATAAGCAAAGAAGCAGGGATTAAGAGGAAGGGTTCTTTCTCCTGCGGAAGACATAATGAAAGTATCACTGGTTCCCAGTGATGATCCTTGAGAAAGGCGAAAAGAATCATCCGTTGCGTCGTTCCCCTGTCTCCACTTGCCGGTAGCTGCTTCATTATACTGAATATAAGAATCCGTCGCACCGCTTGGATCCACAACAAGTGTTCCGTTTCTAAATCCTGAACTCATAATATTTTACTTCCCCGTGTTTTTGTACATAGAGATCGTCTTTCTTAACTGGACTTTTTCGTGCGTAAGAACATCGAGTTCTTGCGATTCCATACGATCTTGACGGTCCTTGTAATCTTCTTGAGACATCACTAAATTAATAAAGGCCTTATCACATACTGGAATAGACTCAACGCCTTTTTTCTTCAGTCTTGGAATCCATTCCGTTTTTAATCTCTCTAAGCACCTCTCATATTTATGAGAAACGATATATGCTAGACGTCTTTTGAGTTCATCTTCAAGAATATCTCTTGGGATATCGTTTTTAATAACTTTTAATTGTTCTTTTGAAAGGGTAATTAACTCTTCATCATTTGTGCTTATTTTCATGACTTCCTCAACATATTAATACTGACATTGCTTTCTGATTCATCTCGCTCATCTTATGCGTCCGTTAACACTTTTTGGTAATTAATATTAGAAACCCAGTTGTATTCTGTTGAACCAACGCCTGCAACTCTAACCCTTACGGTCTGTGTTCCTGTGCTCATTTATTAAGTACCCACTACTTTTTGGAAATTAATATTGGCAACCCAAAAATATGTATCTGTTCCCACTCCTGTTACTCTTATTCTAACATCTTGGAGGGCTGTACTTACATCGCAAGTAAAAGTTGCGGCAGAAGTGGATTGCACGTTGGTGATTATGGAACCTACCAGAGTTACGTCTCCTGCTGATTCCCTCCTTGCGCAAATCAAAAAGTTACCTCCAACCATATTGGTATGATCGTCTTGAGCCGCGGTTATCGTTCCGGACATGGTAACTGACTCTTCTTCATTAAGAACTAATCTAAATAATGTTTGCTGGCTTGAGTTGGAGGTCTCTCGATAGGCTTGTGTTTGTTGATTTTCTGATCCTGTTCTTGCAGTTAGTCCTTCCTGGGATAAAGACGCAGGGGCAGAAGAAGCAGTATCTAAAGCTCTTGTACAATTAGACATTTTAACATAACCGTCTCCAGTCCATCTTTCTACGTTACCCTGTCTAAAATAACAATTCATTAATAAAACTACATTTCCCGATGCAATGTCGAAAATGGTGCCAGCGAGCTTATTAAAACTGCACGAGATAAAAGGGTTTGAGTTTGTAGATACCCCATCAAGAAGAATTGCATCATCAAAAACACAACCATAAAGACGGTTGATTAAGAAAGACCCTCCTCCAGATGCTACATCAAAATCTTCATCAAAATGAGTATTGTCTAAATAAACGCTAAATTGACCCGAAGTACTGGTGTAGTATAGGGAGCGTGATCCTCCAATAAAACAATTGTTGATTGTTATAGAACTTACCCCTGTGCTCGTTACTTCTATAGCATTAGTGGTTTGTCCATCCACTCTTACTCCATCTAACACAAGATTAATTACGTTGCTTCCTGAAATCAGTATTTGATTAGTGGAGATTATTCGAATATTTTGTATTTGTGCGCGAACATTTGCCGCAACAGTATCAGGTGTCACATCCCCATTAATAATAGAAGAATAAACGAAACCAACATCTGGGGTTCCATTGGAAAATCCCATCAAACAAATTCCATCATAAATGGTTATATTTTCTGAGTATGTTCCCGGCTTAACGTAAATGTTTGCCGGAGTGCTCTGACTAGCTCCATCGGTTACCGCTTGATCTATTGCCCCCTGAATAGTGGTGAAGTCCGAGTTAGTTGCTCCGACTATGTAAGGACTGAGAGAAACGCCAGATATTCCAGATCCGTCGATGGTAACTGTGTCAGTTGCACCGCTAGTAGTAATCCCACCAGTACCTAAAATGTTAAGTACACCTGCCGCCGGAACCGCAGAACCGCTATCAGTGTCGTACTGCGTTGCTACTTCAGCTGCTGTTTCGATATTTAAAGTATTTGCACCTGGAGTGATATCAATCGTACCGCCTGTAGAGGTTAAGTCCGCAAACTCTGGGTCTGCTCCAGTTGCACCAATAACGATCTGCCCATCTGTTGCGGCAGAAGTCCATTGAATAGCTCCCGTGGTTGCATTACCTATGGCGAGTGCCGTATCCGTCTGATCTCCAAGCTTTGCTGCAAGAGAAAGTGGAGTAACTGCAACGGTTGCACTTGTACCGGCGATGCTTTCTGCATTAGTAGATGTTTCAAGTACACCTTTCTGCGTTGTGGTTGCATCGTCGTTTGTAATGGTGATTGTGTCCCCCGAACCGCTTGTGATTGAGCCTTGAGTGGCATCGCCAAGAACATTTAAGTTGTTCAGTGCAGCGGTTGCACTTCCCGTATCTTCTGTGAAAGTCAAAGGAACTGCCGCAGTCGCATTAATGGTAACCGTATCGCCGGCACCACTTGTTGAGACACCAGTGCCTCCAAGAATATTTAAAGAGTTGGCAGCGGCCATTGCGCTTCCCGTGTCTTCCACATAGGTAAGTGCAACAGTTGCAGCAGCGTCAACCGTTACCGTATCACCAGCACCAGTTGTGGAAATACCTGTGCCACCCAGAATGTTTATGTTGTCTGCGGCTGGTGCTGCAGAGCCTGAATCTTCTGTGAAAGTTAAAGGAAGGCCACCACTTGAGTCGATTGTTAAGGTGTTAGTTCCGGGGCTTCCCGTTACGGAAATTGGTCCAGCACCAACAACATCAACATTGCCTGCTCCATCGGGACCTACAGCCCCACCGGAATTGCCTGTTAGTGTTTCAATTACTGATCCGCTTGGCGAACCACCGTCATCATAACTTCCTGACTGACTCATACTTGTTTCCCATAAAATGCAGACACATACACCGCACCGGATGTAGGAGTTCCGCTTTCTTTTACATAAATGCGTGTCCCTTCAGAAACAAAGGCACCCCTTTCTTCTGTCTTATTGGCTGTTAAATCCAGTAAGAGAAATCCTGAGGCTGGAAGAATGGCGTGGTCTTCAATTCCGTCGAAAGAAAAAAGAAGCGCTCCATCAGTTAGGTTTTGAATCTCGAGAATTCTTGCTGGATGGTCAAGTGCTGTTCCAATACCCATGTAAGAAGCACCGATGCTTCCAAAAGCAAGAGACCTGAGAGATTCTGGTAGTATTCGTGTTCCAAGAGCCATAATTAATTGGGGTGGTAATAACCTGTTAAATAAAGGAGACCTGTTCCCGTGGATCCTTTTATTGAGAGTTTTGTACCTTTCTTAAAATTAGAAAGATTTACATTGCCATCACGGTTTGTTTGGGCTCCAATCTGCAGTGTTTCTCCTGAACGAAGAAAATCATTGTCAGTAGAGCCGTCGTAACTGATCGTGACATCTTGATTGCTATCATTAACAAGACGCAAAACAGCTAAAGGTTGGGTAAACCCAGCAGAATTAATGGCTTGATAGCTCCCCGTTAAAGAGGAGCTATTAAATGACTGCATTTCAATTGGTATTAAATATGATTTATTTGTCATATTATCCTAGTTTTGTCTTATAATTACGTAATCAACTATCGAAACATCATTTGTTTCCGCAGAAGCTGGTGTAGCTGTCTGAACCGCTGTAATAGTAAAGCTGGTTGCTGCAGAAATTGAATAAGTCAACATCCCTAGCGCAGTACTGCTATTAATAGATTGTCGGCTCAAGAGTATTCTGTCTCCCGCTGCAATATTTGTATTTGCAACGACTAGAGTTCCGGCAACTAGTGTTGCTTGACCAATAAAGTCCGTAACCGCACCACCATTCATTTGGAACTGAGTAGCTACATCGCTCAAAATTAAGTTACCAGAAACTTGAGTACCTGCACTGCCGGCTGAGATTTGAACACCACCTGCTGAATCAGAAGCATCGATCGTGATTGCATCAGAAGCGGCCTCATCTGCTGCTATGTTTACTGAACCACCAACAGAACTTAAAGTTAGGTCAGCAGAAGCGCCAGTTACCGTTACATTAGATGCAGTTGCAGCGTCTACAGAGACGGCAGCTGTTGTATCAATAGTAACTCCGCCTGTACCGGCGTTGATATCTACACCACCAGCTGCATCAGTAGCGCCAATAGTTACTGCATCAGCTGCGGCTTCTCCGCCATCTAAAACGACTCTTCCCGCTGCAGAGGCAACAGTAAGGTCAATACCAGCTCCTGAAGTACTAAAGTTAGAAGCAGCAGCTGCATCAATAGATACGGCTCCTGTTGAGTCAATTGCAGTCCCACCAGTTCCAGAATCCATATCGATTCCACCGGCCGCGTCTGAGGCTTGAATGCTAACTGCATCTGCCGCAGCTTGTGAACCGTCTACATTTACAGATCCACCAGCAGAACTTAATGTAAGATCTTCTGCAGCTCCTGTTACTGTGAAGTTAGAAGCGGTTGCGCCATCAATGGAAACACCAGCAGCGGTATCAACAGCAATTGCTCCAGCCGAAGCCGAACCAACTGTAACAACGTGAGCTGCAGCGCCTGTTGCTAGATTAAGAGCGCCTGCACGGGTTCCAGTAAGAGCATTTAGCGTTTGAGTTCCAGCCGTTCCGTTTCCTGTAAGGACGTTAACGGTTGAGTTAGCACCAGAGGCACCACCAGCAATGTTAACTACATTGGCAGACGTATTAGCTCCATTATTTAAGCTAACTGTATTACCGCCTGTACCACCCGCAACAGCAGCTGTAGTAGTAGTGTTTGAATTTCCAAGAGTTTGAGTAGTACCAGAAGTTACTAGATTGACAAAGTTGGCGCCTCCGTTAGAGTCAATATTTGCAACAACTGCGTCAGTAGAGTCTAAAATATTAACATCGTCTGAGCCAGCTGCATCACCAAGTTTTAGATTCAAAGAACCGCTATCGTCACCGATAATTAAGGGAGTAGTAATTGAAGTAGCAATGACAATATCATCATCTAAGTCAAAAGTAATGCTGTTACCAACACCGCTTCCTACTGACGTGATATTTGTTCCCCCAAGAAGGTCGATGTTGCCTCCTGATGGGGAGATGGCTCCTCCGCTATCACCGGTAAGGGTGTTTATTTCTGAATCACCAGCGCCCATGAGAACCCATGTAGCTGCGTTATTTTGGACTTGAGTAAGAATGTATGCAAGATCAGATGCGGTGTTTAACCAAATTGTACCAATCTTAAATCTACGGTCGGTAGATGCAGGAGCACGGGTTGCTTGAACTTTTAATACTTGAGAATTGGAGTTCTCGTTTAAATAACTTAGATTGTCTTTTGAGTTTACAGAAGAGCTTGAGCCGATGTTTGATGCCATGGGAAACCTCACCACGCTTGTACTCTACAGGAAGGCTGCCACTGTAGAGGTCTTGTTTTCTATATAATAAAAAATTAAATATTACATAACAAGTAACATTGCAAATAACTTGACAAAAACAAGTAAACTTGATATTATCTTAATAAATAAGGAGGTTAGTTATGATCGGAGCAGATATTTTAAACATATGGGGATCTACAGCTACAGTTGTAGCGGCTTCTGTTGGGTGCTGTTTGTACTTTCGACGAGAAACACAAAGGGACATAGAAAAAATGGAGACCACTACTGAAAAGAGGCTGGAAAAAATGGATGTTACGTTGCACGAATTTAGAGACAATCTAAAAGAGTTTAGAGAAACCTTTAAGGACTTTCATGGAAGAATGTCTTACATAGAGGGAAGATGCGACAAAATATTAAAGGAAAAGGAGGTTTGATATGGGATATTGTATTTTAGGAATTCTTGCGTTTCTTAGTCTTTTTTGGGATGGGCTCTAAATCTATTAAGTATTTATTTACTTCTGGGTCATCGCTCATTTTTTCCATCTGATTAACAATTCTATTAAAAGACTTAATTTTGTTGCTGTTTAGAGCTTTTAGAGCTTGCTTACCCAGGTTTTGGAATCTTGGATTGGTAAGTGAAGAGCCGGCACCTTTTTTAAGAAGAGCCTCTAGACCTAGGGTTTTCCAGTGAGCTTTATTAGCAAACCCCATTAAAAATCTCATAATTTTACCCCCACCCCAAAGTTCTGTAGCTTGGGTAGGCTTTACCTTGCTATAAAGATCAGAAATGTTTGAGTAAGATTTATTGAAAAGTCTGAAGTCTTTTGCAAGCCCGGGGTCGGCACTTTCCATAGCTTTCATAATTGGATCTTTTAATTTCGAAAGTTCTGCATTTCCCTTTTGAGGTATGTAGTGATTTAGTTTTTTGTAAAAACTCATAAGGGATTTTGGAGTAAATTCCGAATTATATAACTTTGAGAAGTCTTTACCCACTTTATCGGAGACCTCACTTGGCATTTCCTCCAGAAGCGAATTAACAGAATCAAAAAAGTTCTCAGTAATGTCGCCGCTAAAGTGCTTCTTAGCTGCAGGAGAACCTCTCATTTCTGAAATAACACCCCCCAAAGCATTTCTAGACTTCTTTACGTCCTCGGCCACTGAACCACCTTTTGCTAACTTAGAAAAGTACTTACTTTTTTTGAGAGATTGAATAACGGGTGTTATCTCTTTATCTGAAACACCTTTTGATCTAAGGAATTCAACAACTTGTTTCTGGGATTTATTTGGTATCATGTTTTTCGTGAAACCAGGAAGCCCGAAGCCAATAAATTCTCCAACCATCTCTCCTACCGGTCCAAGACCAAGTTCTTGGGCGCCCTGACCAAGACCCGCGGCAAGAGCGGTACGCCCCAATTGAGAGGCGACGCCACCTGACCCTCCACCCAAAGCAATTCCAGGCGTTAGATTACCTGCTCTTTCAAGAAATCTCTCAGTTACCCCCTCGTCGGGATTTCCTATTGCTTCCTTAAGAGACTCGGACGCTTCAAATTTTTTTGGTTTTTTATTTAATTTATCCCTAAAAGCCGTTGGTTTTTTTAGCTGTTCCAGAGGATTTAGGGATCTCAGACCCTCCGATCCTTCTACCAAACCCCTCGCATATGCTTTTGCCCCGGATTTAATTTTAGGAAATCTATCAGAAGACTTTTTAAATTCCAAGATCTCTCCAAACTCCTCGAAACCTGGAGAGGTCTTCTCTTTCTCTTCAATTATTTCTCCAAACTGAGGGAAGCTCATCTTTTAACCTTATAACCCGCTTTAGATGCAGCATTTACATCACTTTTGGGAACAGATCGCAGTTGACCAGCAGGGTCTCTCATCTCAATGAAATTTTTACCTTCACCAGAAATAGTCCTAAGTCTTTGTTCCAGATCCCTTTGCTCCCCTTTAGCAAAAGTTTTTAGTTCCTTACTCACACGTCCGGGTAAGTTTCCCTTAATGTGTCCAAATTGTTTCATATCTCTTTCAGATAGTTGATCTATTAACCTTTGTTGCTCTTCTTCGATTTTCATCTCACTACGCAAAGACTCCAGAACTGTTAAGTTTGCTTCCTTTGATCTACCGACCTTTGGAAGCATTTTCTGGATTTGCTGCTCAATCCACTGATTAGGGCGAGCACCAGCACGCTTTAGAGAGCCCAAAAAATATTCCTTTCCAGAACTGATAAATTGAGATCCCTTGGGGGTTCGAAAGAACTCTAAGCCTGTCATATCGGCAATATTATCTTTAGAGAAAAACCCAAGATTTCCCTCCTTAATTGCCTCCTCCATAGATTCCAAAGCCAAGTCCTTTTGAGCAAGTCCCTCAGACCTTTCATCGGCGCGTAGTAAAAAAGGCTTTACTCTTTCAAATTCTCTCTTAGCAAGAGCATCCTCCCTTTTGGACTGAGAGTCCTTTTGAGACTGCAATACGCGACCCAAGTTAGGATTTAAAATTGTAGCAGCTTGAATTTGCTCGTCGGATATATTGGGACTTTGAAATATTTTTTCACTAATATCGCCCTCTGGAGAGCTTTCATTTATTTCTTCTTCTGAAAATTGATCTTGTGGAGATCCTCCAAATAATCCTAAAGATTGCAAACTCTGCATTAAACCTTCTTGCTTAGAATTTTGCTCTGCAATTTTTCTTTTAGAAGCGTGATCTTGCATTTTTCCCTCAGCTAGACCTTGAAGAAGGTTGGAAAGACCGCCCCCTAATGAAGAACCGAGTAGTTGACCACTTGAAGGCCCTGGATTTAATATTTGTACCATTTTATCTCCCTCCTGTAAGGCCAATTGTTCCAGCTAAACCAGAACCAGCTCCAGACGGCCAATTTTGATAACGTGTACCCATTCTTTGTCTGGAAAGATTAGGGTTTTGTACTATTTTAGCCTGTTCCTCGCCTGCATTATTCTTTCCAGTTAATCCAGCTCCAAGAGCTCCACCGGCGGCGGCTCCTGCAGGACCTCCAAAATAAGAGCCAGCGGCCATACCAGCGGCTGGAATAAGTTGTTGAAGCATATTCATTAAACCAGAAGGTTGATTAGGCATATAAACGTTCTCTTTCTGAGGAGTAAGACCTATGCCGAGCAAGTTCTGAAGTTGGTTAGCTGCTTGCATTCCAAGACCTGAACGCTGAGCCGCTAAACCTTCTTCAAGTTCGCGACCTGCTTGACCCAGTCGTTGACCAAAAGCGGAGGATCCCTGTGCATTGTACTTAGAAAACCTTTCTGCAATAGACGGAATAGTTTGCTGCTCAAATGCTCTTCGGGTTGGAGCTTCGAAGGCGGAGAGCGCTTCCGGAGACTGACCCAGAATATTGTTTAGAAAGGAGAAAAGGCCTCCTAGTTGCCCTTGGGATCCTCCAAGAATCTGATTAAATGCGCCTTCCTGATCTTTACTGAAGTTGGAAAACTGTTTTGTTTTTGCTGGCGTCGATTTGAAAAAACCCATTACTGTACCCTTTTAAACTTAAAATACTCTAATCTTTTATATATTCCAACACAACATAAGAAGTTGTATAAGCCGTTCTATCAGAGCCTGTTGTAATTATTACATTTGTAGCATCTACATCTAACGCAATATTATTTGCATCCGTTGGATGAGCATAAGGAATTGGAATGGCACTTGTAACACTAGATGCTCCTGGATCTGTAGCAGAACCATATATGCGTGTGAAGGTGAAAGAGGCATTAGTGGTAATTCCATGAGCTACACTCTTTGTTGCAGTATTTGGAAGCGAACCAAAATTCACCACCCTCCGGAAGACCTGTCGCTGGGTGGCAGTTTTTCCCCCGGTAGTTGAGGATGGTGGAAACCAAACTTGTCCATTAACAAACTCTTCTTGCACATAGAAAGCAGAGTCTTTTGTGTTAATAACAAGAGCAATGTCATTGACTACTTGGCGTAGCTTAACAAGAAGCTGATCTTTATCGTCCGTCTGTAGAAGGTCCGTTGTTCCAATGAAACTTCCGGGACCAAGTTGAGCAGGATAGCTCATTGCAAACGCCCCACAGGTTGTACATAAAGAATCATTCCGTACATCTCAAAATCGCTCCATGCAATGTCGACATCTTTAATTTGTTCGTCTGTTAAATAAAAACGAAGAGTTACCGTTTCTGCTTCTGACTGGAAGTAAACTGGATGCCAAAGCTTATCTTGTTGGCTCTCGAAAGGAACCAAATCAAAAGGACTTGTCTCAAGAACGTTTGTCCCCAAGATAGACCCATTTTCCATGCTGGCTTGGACAAGAGAGTAAGAGCTTGAATTGGGGTAATAATCCACCGTTACCTCTCCTTGAGAAGTCTTCTGCACGTAAAAGTCGATCTTAGCCAAGTACATGTTCATCCCTTCCTTTGAGTAAGGATTGAATGCCTTTGTGCGTATATCCATATTGCTAATACGTCTTAAGGTTCCAGCTCCTGTATACGTACCCGAAAGGCCATCTAAAGTGAGAGTGAAGTTATCTGCATCCACCACCGAATCAACTTCAAGCACAATACCATTAGCGCCGGTAAAACCTAGAGCTGACTCAATGTAAACATACTCGTTTATCTGCAGATTGTGATCGATTGAGGTGACGGTTATTGTGGGATCGCTATAGGATATGTCTGTTATCTGTAAAGATGGGGCATTCTGCGTATCTTCATTATCGATTATGTGAACAAAACCCTCTTGATTACCAGCAATTACAAAACGAAAATCGCTCTGAAAAACACCAGCGTCCCAAGTATCTGTGACCGTTTCCCACGGCACTGGAAGGTCTGCCCAAGTCGTGTCGGCAACGGGCTGAAAGTTTCCAAAGCACGTGTAAGAATCTATAAAGTAGGCCCACGAATTATTTCGATAATTATAAACTAAAATGCGAGTTGGATAAGTAGGGTCATACTGATCGTAAGGGATAGTCCAATAAACAAGTTCATGGTAATAATCTCTGATGCCGAATACTCTTTTCGGTCCATCGCTACCATTATGGATTTTAAATACTTCATCCGGGATCTTCTCATCAATACGATCTACGTTGACGCCGTTACAAGCATGTACGCCTGTATTCCCAACGCTTAATATCTCTTTATCAAATGGAACAGAGCTGAAAGTTGATTCTGCGCCAAGCTCTGTATTTAGTTTTTGCCAGACAAAAGGCAAGATTTGGTTGGCTGTGTAAACAAGCTCCCATGTAGATCTTTCAAAAAATACAACAAGACGATCTTTTATGAATTGAGCTGAAACAATGGACTCTTTAGTCGGTGCGTCCAGAAAACCACCCCTTCCAGCGGTATCGTCAAGCCACCCGACAGTAGTATCAGTGGGGTCACCATTCTGAGAAAATCTGCATCTGTTGGGGTAGCTTCTATCTGTTCCACTCTCATCCTCGACTGTGTTAAGAACTACTAGTCTATCCTTAAAGGGTAAAACAATGCGAGCAGTTTCTAGATACCGAGTAGGGGCGCTATCAAGTTGAGGTCTTAGAGTGTTCCAAGTGGATGAGCCTTGATTCAGGTATTGAATGTTATCCGCCGCAACGAAGTTAGAAACATAGAAGGTTGTAGTGTAGGCGTTCGCGCCCCGAAAGTTTGTAGCCCAAAAGAAGTCGCTATTAGAACCAGTCCACACGTTAGTCCCAAGTCTGTTCCATGCGCCCCCAGTAAACCGGTAAGAAAACTGAGTGTCAAAAGCAACAGGTTCTTCTGCATTGATGGTAGCAATTTCTCTTGTAGGAATTCCCATAACAGGCTCGGCCGGATAAAAATATAAGTCTGTTGAAGCATCGGCACCTGTAATAACATAAGCACCGGATGTAGTATCATAAGTTCCAGATCCGGCCCCAGTCGAAAGCATTGCAGCTGGAGTTCCTGTGGCATTTACTGTAAAAAAATCATCGCCTATGGAGAAAAGTTGACCTTCCTTGAATATAGCTCCTGGTGCTGTACCAGAGATATCTCCACTACCATCAGTTGTTCCAAGATTAATTCTTAGGCGAGAAGTAGGGGTAGAGTTGCCGGTTAGATTAGAACCGAAGCGCTTCTTAACTCGTCCCCGAAAAATATATGCATTCTCAAGACGAGAGTAAGCATCTTCGGCAATCATCCACGGAGGTAAGTCGGTCTCTAAACCAGTCTTGAACGGGGCGATAAGAAACTTTTCGTAGCCGTTCATGAGCCTATAGCGATATATCTGAACTGTACTGATCCAGAGGAGTTGTTTCTTAAAGCAGTAAAACCAGAAGTTGTTAAGCTTTGTATCCAAGCAGTCGTGTTTTGTCCAACTGGTGTCACCACAACGCTATAAATTGCTGTGGTAAATGCTGAACTAAAGGTTACGGCTTTTGTAGAACTTGTCCAAGTATCAGTTCCCCACTTTAAGATAGCTCCCCCGGGCAAGAAGGTAGATCCAGAAGCTGCAACGGTTGCACTCCCCTTGGTGAGCTGCACTGCAGTACCAGAAGAGACAGGAACCCAAAATAGCTCTGTGCTACCCCCGGAAGCCTTTGTTAGAAGAGCTCCCTCGGTTGCACCAGTAGTAGGATCTGAGGACTGTTCAGGAAATTGAACAAACTTGTGCTTGCCCTCATCGTTTCCGCCTGTAGGTGTAGAAATATCGACGTGGTTTTTATCCAAAAACGTCTTTAAGGTCGTAAAGTTATCAAGAATCTCTTGCTGAGAATCACTGATTCGATCAGAACTTTGTGGAATGTTTGCGTTATAGCTCAATATAAACCTCCGGGGCTGCCAAAGCCACCAAGTTGTTGTACGTTTTCTGTGTATATGGTTGCACTTCGCTGGTTGGAGAGAAGATCGGCGGTTCTTCTGATAACCAAAGCTTCCTGCTCTTTATAAATAGGAAGTAGCTGAGTGAGAGATGCCATGTCCAGCTTATCTTCAAAAATCTTTCTCGCGGCACCCAAGGCAATGTATTGCCACCACTGATTTAGTTCCGGGCTTTGATTGGCGGAAAGAAGTTCTGTTGGTCTCTTATATACGTCTATCTCTACTCTATAAACCTTATCTGGAACAGGACGCAATATAAATTTATTTTGAAAGAATAATAAACCATAAGGTCTAGAAGCTACATAGGGGCGAGTTTGAGAGAAAACCTCTTCACTAACTCCTGGAGCTGTATCAAAAGTAAAAGAGTATACGCCGGTCACATAGTTAATTGTTCCGGTACCGTCACCTGTAAGGTTGCCAGCACCGTCATCATTCACCTGTAGGCCTCCATTTGAGCCGTCTATAGAGCTGAAGAGGACTTGATTTTGAAGTACTGGTATGTTGGTAAGGGTTCCTGAAAATAATACTGTAGCGCCATCCCCTGTACCTATCTGACTAATTTCATTCGTAAGTGGATAGTTTCGGTAGAATTCTGTTTCGGACTGTGAATAGGTGGATTCGTAACCTGCAATATAGAGTGGCGGATGAACACTGATGTATATATTGGGGTCAAAATCAGTGTTGGAAGAATCATAAGTATCGACATTAGGCTCCGTAAAGAAAGTAAACTGCTCTCTTAAGGTAAAAGTTCGCAAGTTCTCAGGAAAATCATAGAGAACAAAGGTGTTGATATACTCATCCAGGTCAGCATTGCTTAGCTGAGCTGTTGAGGGTGAGCGAGTGATGCGTCTTACTTTTTTTCGTATCGCATCTAAATCTGTTTCCGCCATTATCTATCTCCTGAAGGTAGTACATTTTGTGTGGCCGCGGCCAAGGTTTCATTGATCTCTCCAACTGGAATAACTTGAGCACATTGCAAGTCATCAGGAGAAGAGCCGGGGACAGTAAAAGAATCAAACAAAGTGGTATCGATATCTATCTCAAAGGTATCGGTCCCCGTAACCACAATGGAACCCTTCCTTTTATTTGCCTGAAACATCCCAAAACCCTTTGGAATAACAAGACGAACAATCTCACCACTTAAAAAGTCGTGATCAATGGACGTTGTTACCACCGCTGGATTGGCATTAGTTAAAGAGGTAATTACCCTCATTGCAGGCTGAAAAGTTGGTGAAGGGTTTGAATAGCAGGAGCTCATTTTAAATAACTGAGCCCTCTGGAATGCCGTCTGGAGTGATGTCTTCGATGTCAACAAACTCCAAGCTTTGAAAACCAAAGCGACGAATCTTTGTTCCTGCATCTACAACAGCCCTTCCTTCTGCATCTAATGTATGCTTATGTTTTGGATACCAACCATTTTTATTCAAGTGACGTGCTACTCCAAGCGGAAGAGTATAAATCTTTCCATCATCAAGAGAATACTTCTCAACTTGATCTTCTTTGAATTCCTTCATTACAAAGCTTAAGTTTCCACCAGGGACTTCATAGAACTTGAAGATGCCCTTAACCTTCTCGCGCATCTTATCGCGCTCGTATTTGTGGTTTTTCTTAACCGGTGATTTTTTTGTTTCTACACTCATTATTTCTCCATAAATAGAGGGGAGGTTGCCCTCCCCAGTTTTTTAGTTCTGAACTTGTTCAGACTTTCCAGCTACCCAATAGATAACGTCGCTAGTAGAACCAGCAGGGCTATCCGCGCCAGCTGCAAGTTGCATGCCAACGATTGATTGGTTAGTTGTCGCACCGTCTAAAGTATCGTCATCTCCAAAAGGAATTACTTGAGCAAAAGTCAACGGCGAGCTAGTCGCTGCAGGCCATGCAAAAGCAGTAAATGAAGAAGTATCTAGATCAAGTGTGATTGTGTTTGTGAAGCTATTGGCATCAGCTGCACCGATTGCAGTAACTGTTGCTTTTAGCTCGTCAGCTTCAACCATTCCAAAACCCGCAGGTACTTTCAATCGAACGATTTGTCCAACTGTAAGTCCGTGTGTAACAGCCATTGTCACGATACAGCTAGAAGCTGCGGACATGTCTGTAATGACACGGTTTCTTGGGTAATAGATTGGGTTGAATGGAATACGGCGAGCATTAAAGCTTGTAGAAGCTGTAAAGTTGCCAGTATTTGTGTCCATGTTTGTTAATGAAAAAGTGTTTGCATCACTAACTGTGATGTTAAATTCTAGTCCATTAAGCTGACCCATCTCGTCAGTGTTGTAAATGCGAACGACATCACCTGTAGAGTAACCGTGAGCAGTTACCGTACAAACAGCGGGAGCTGCCTTTGTGACATTAGTACCTGTTTTTTGAGATTCAGGTACTTGAGAGGAAGTATCAAGAAGTGTGAAACCACCGCTTGTTAGACCCTCAAGATCAATAGCATTAGCACTGTCTTGTTTTGTTTCCATCAGGCCTGCACCCGATGCCATTCCACGCTGCCAGTAGAACTTCACTCCACGACCAGTAGTCTGTGTTGTGGAAGCCTGGGTAAAGTTAACAACTTCCATCCAGTCTAGATCAGAGCGAATGCTTAGTTGTTTTGTATTTCCGTCAGAAGTAAACTTCCCGGATATCAATGCTGTTCCGTCCATGTTTCCTCCTAGCTAGATAGCGTGGTTCTAAGGTTAATAATCCATTCATCATTTGTGATGCGTGGTACTTCTGCGAATTTATATCCAACGCTACAGTTGAGGGCTAGAGGGCCATCATAAATAGGTGGTCGGTAGATAAATTGTGCAGAGTAGCCGTCTTGCTCAACGCAAGCATAAGCTTCTAGGCCAACGCAAAATACATTGTACACATCAGCACCAAGTGCTGAAGCGCTAGCTGTTTTACTTCCGATGCTTGAAATCAAGAATCGTAAGTTACCAACTGATCCCCACTCAGAACGCAATGCATTCATAGGTGATGGATACTGGTTCTTCTGAATAAATCCAGAAACGCCATCTAAATCGCTTGTAAGCTGTGTGGAACACAATGCAAAGTATGCATCGCGAACCGGAGCTGTTCCAAACTTGTCTTCACCTTCGATGTTATCCAAAACTGTGTAGGCGTTATTGTCTAGCAATGTACGCACAACAGTGTTGATATCACTTCGTGTGAGCTCGGTCGGATTGTCTCCGTTTACTCCACCTGTACAGTTGATGAAAGAAGCCGTAGATGCAAGCATGTTACGAGTTAGCTCATCTTCTGTTTGTCTGCTTTTCTGTTACTTTCACCTTACGGCTACTGACTACGGCTAAGCCGCAGCGGAGAGTCTTGTTATTCCTCTCTCCCATAGTTTCCTATGGGATCGGACTATCGCATGCTCTTTATTAGAGCCCACACCACTTAGTCTCTGCGGGTCTTTACTTAAACTCCGTTTATTATAAACAAAAGAGATTCCTTTATTAAAAAAATTAGAGAGGAGAAACACATGAAAGAAACAATTACGAAAAAATCCATTGAAGAAATAAACCAACAAAAGATGACGGTTACTCCTTCGGCTCTTGATTTTCCCTACTTGGCTGGCTTGATTGATGCGGAAGGATGCTTTCGTATCAGGAAGTGGAAGCCCAAGAATAGGCCCAACCATGTTTATAATATTGCGCTTGAAATAGGAAATTCCAGGCTTCCACTTCTTCCATGGCTTGTTAAGCGTTTTGGGGGAAGTGTTTGTTTCATTTGTGATCCAAGGGAGAGTCGTTATAAAAGAAAAAACTCTGCTACTTGGACTCTCTCTGCAAATGCTCTTTTTCACCTTCTCCCAAAAATCCTTCCCTATTTGAGAGGTAAGAAAGAAGTTTGTGAAAAGCTGATTGAATTTCAGGAAACAATTCTTTCTAACGGAGGCGATCGCCACTCCGAACTTTTCAGGGCTCTTTTTGAAAAGAGGATAGAAGTAAGAGAAAGAATTATTAATGATGTTCATTTGCTCAATAAAAAAGGGTGTAATTAAAGTTCCCTCGGGTTATCATTGGCCTACGCAGCCTTTAGATTTTCCCAGTTATTTAGGTTTGGTTTTTTATCCCCCAGTACGTCAAGGGATACGCCCAGCCTTGCTGCAGCTTCGTTCAATACAGGATCTTGAGATTGGAGCGTGACTTGCTCATTCAATCTCACGTAACTTCCGTAGAAGTCCATCTTTGCGTCCAAATCGACCGCAGTTAGTTCTTGTGGGGGTGGTGAAACACCACTATTGCCCAAAGGAACTAAGGCCGTGTTCAACGGATTGTATCGTCTCATTCTGAGAGTAGTACCACCATTGCGCGGCATGCGCTTTAGCATCGCCGGGATCTTGTGGATCATGTTCGGCGTTGGTACTGCAAGCAGTTTATAAGAGAACGACTGTTGAACCGGTGCAGGAAGAATACTTGTTGTTGTAGTACTCATCTATTTTCGTCTCCGTTTAAAGAGCCGCCTTAACCTTCCCTTCTCGCATTCATCATTTCTGAATACAGTTGCTTTTTCAGCTCCGGAGTCAACCCATTTGCAAAAGCGTTTGCGTGACTTAACGGAGAGTTACCCTGCTGAGGACTGATACTTTGAGTTGGACGAGGCTTGGAAGAGTTATCTTCGGCCCTTTTCTTTTCACCAACGTAAGCATCTTCTTTATAAATCCCCATCGATTTAAGAAGCTTATAAGCTGATTTACCAGCGGCATAAGGATCTTGGGTAGCAACTAGGGTGGAGGCCAATTCGGGCTCTGTTTGTTCTAAAAGTTTTATATTTTCCCTAGTAACCACAGA